ACCAGGAATGGTGCAACGTCGGTATGGCCCTCAAGGAAGAGGGCTATGCCGCCTCCGACTGGGAAGCATGGAGCATGCGTGATGCCGGAAGATATCATAAGGGAGAATGCGCCAGGAAGTGGGAGACCTTCCGCGGAACGGCTCAGCCGGTCACAGGAGGCACCATTTTCCAGATGGCAGTGGAACGCGGCTTTGAGCCTCAGAAGGGCTACGAGCTCGACTGGGACAGCGAGATCAATGAAGACGGTATTGTTGTCGATCAGAACTGGATCGAAGGACGTGACGTTTATACGCCGAAGGAATGGCATCCGGCACAGCAGCTGATCACGTATCTGGAAACACTATTCGAACCGGGTGAGACGGTCGGATTTGTCACAAAGTCCTGGAAAAATGAAAAAGGCAAATATATTCCGAAGGATAAAGGAATCTACAACAAAACAGCCGGAGAACTCATCGAGGAGCTTACAAAGCATGGTGATGAGATCGGATATGTCGTGGGTGATTATGATGCGGAAGGCGGGGCATGGATCCGCTTTAACCCGCTCGACGGTAAAGGCGTCAAGAATGAAAACGTGACGGAATTCCGATATGCCCTTGTCGAATCCGATGATATGGAGATCGAACGTCAGAACGCGATTCTCCGTGAGCTGGAGCTGCCAATTGCCGTCCTGGTCCATTCCGGCGGCAAATCCCTGCATGCTATCGTTCGCATTGATGCAGCTGATTACACAGAGTATCGGAAGCGCGTGGATTATCTGTACGAGATCTGCGAAAAGAACGGTATGACGATCGACAAACAGAACCGGAATCCGTCAAGGCTGTCGAGAATGCCCGGATGCTCACGCGGCGAAAACAGGCAGTTCATAGTCGACACCAATATCGGAAAAGGCAGCTGGGCAGAGTGGCGCGACTGGATCGAGGCTGTGAATGATAATCTGCCGGATGTAGAAGATCTTGCGTCTGAATGGGAGAAAATGCCTGAACTGGCGCCGGCACTGATCAAAGGGCTTCTTAGGGAAGGGCATAAAATGCTGATCTCCGGTCCTTCGAAGGCCGGTAAATCATTTGCACTGATCGAGCTGTGCATTGCCATTGCTGAGGGTCGGAAATGGTTTGGATGGGACTGCAGCCAGGGAAGAGTGATGTACGTCAACCTGGAGCTTGACAGGGCTTCCTGTCTTCATCGCTTTAAGGATGTTTACACTGCACTCGGCTGGCAGCCCTGCGGCCTCCAGAATATTGATATCTGGAACCTCAGAGGGAAGACAGTGCCAATGGATAAATTGGCCCCAAAGCTGATTAGAAGAGCACAGAAGAAGAATTACAAAGCAATCGTAATAGACCCGATCTACAAGGTCATTACCGGAGATGAGAACAGTGCTGACCAGATGGCAAAGTTCTGCAACCAGTTTGACCTTGTATGCACGGAGCTTAATTGCGCTGTGATCTACTGTCATCACCACAGCAAAGGTGCACAGGGGCAGAAGAAGGCCATAGACCGCGCCAGCGGATCAGGCGTGTTTGCACGTGATCCTGATGCAGTGCTGGACCTTATTGAACTGGAAACCACTCCGGAACTGATGAAGCAGCAGGAGAACAAGGGCGTCTGTCATGTGTGCAGGGAATATATGGATGCGCACTGGCAGTGGCAGAATGACCTGTCGGAGGATGATCTTTTAAGCAGCTCCAAGCTGACAGCGTATTGCCAAAACGTGCTCGATACGTGGCACTGGAACGCTCTGGAGAGGCAGATAAGCATTGAACGGCAGAAAGTTAATGAGATGACCGCGTGGCGCATTGAGGGCACGCTCAGAGAGTTTCCACGCTTCGAACCGGTCAATCTGTGGTTCAGATATCCGGTGCATTTACTGGACGTCTCAGAGGCTCTCAGAGACATAGATCCGGAAGCTGAGAAGCCATCGTGGGAGAAAATGAGGGATGCCAGAATTAAGAAAACAGAACAGGAAAAAGCGGACAATCTGAGTAATTTGGCAATCGCTTTTGAAGAATTAGAGAACGACGACGGCGTCGCTTCCGCAATTGATATTGCAGAAGAAATCGGAGTCTCTGCAGACACGGTAAAACGATGGTTCGGTAACGGAAAACGATCCCGAAAAGAGTACAAAAAGCTTTTTGAAGTATTCGAAAATCAGGACGATAAACGCCTGTATCTGAGACGAAAAGAGGAGGGAAAACCAGTAGGGACGCACGAGTAGGGACGTGTCCCGTCCCTATAGGGACGCATATAGGGACGCACGAGTCTTTACGATCGTCCCTACCACTAGGGACGCACGAGTACGGACACGATCGTCCCTATAGGGCGGGACGATGTGTGTAAACACACTAGTGTGTCCGTACGTATACGTCCGTACCGGGGTAGGTAGGGTGGGTGCATAGGCACACCCACCTTACCCCGACACAGACGCGGACAATCCGCGCGAGAGGAAAAAAGAGGATGAAGGCAATTCAATTTTTTATGCCGATGATTCCGCCGACTGTAACAGCACAGGAACATCGGATCGGAAAATCGAAATCCGGCAAGATGGTCACTTATGATTCTCCGGAGCTGAAAGAAGCCAGATCGAAGCTGACTGCCAACCTTGCTCAGCACAAGCCGAAAGAAATGGTGCCCGATAAGATCCCGCTGGAGCTGCACGCGGTCTGGCTGTTTCCTGTGAAGGAACCTAACCGGCCGGGACAGTACAGGATCACGAAACCGGATACCGATAACCTGGACAAGCTCCTGAAAGACTGTATGACAAGGGTTGGCTTCTGGAAGGATGATGCGCAGGTGGCAAGAGAGATCATCGAGAAGATATGGTCCAATCAGCCGGGAATTTTTATCAAGGTGTCTGCAATCGAACAGGAGGAACAGTGATGAGCGAAAAAATCAGAGCTATTGTGAAAAGACCGGATGAACGTTACGGGCATGTGACGAATATCTCCAATTCGCTGAAAAATCTGCAGAAGACCGTAGACGGCCGGATCGAGGTCGTCCGGATCTCTTCGGAGGTGGCTTTGATCATCAATGAGGACGGTAAGATTTTCGGCCTCCCGAAGAACTTCCAGCTGGGCAAATGGCCTCACTGCGATACGATCGTCGGGACAGTTGCAGTGGTGGGTGTTGACGGCCCTGAGTTCTGCGATTGTCCGCTGGCGTTCAAATCCTGGAAAAAGCTACTTTCGGATTGGGGAAACCTATGAGCACACAGGATGAGGCTTATCAGTTTACAGTCGATCTGTGGAGGTTCTTTAAAGCGTTCGCATTTTCATCATCCAGCCATGACGATGCATTCTGGCAGGAGGTCGTCCAAAAGGCTAACTCGCTTGAGGATCGATATGGGGCGAACAGATCGATGCACGTGCTTATCCTGGATGTGATCGATGCACTGGAGGAAATGATAGATGGCAAAAGATAAGCTGTATGAGGGCCGGATCCAGGGGATGTATTACGCTTACGAGCAGATCCGGAAGAACGGCCTGGAAGAGTTTGGCAAGGAACTGCGCTTCCGTCAGTCTTTTGGAGTGAAGGTGCTGCAGACGCAGAAGGAACTGAAAGATTATGCCGACACGATTATTAACCGGAGCATGCAGGTGATCCTGGTATTCGCTGTGGCAGTTCTACATGATGAGTTCGGCTTCGGAGAAAAACGGTGCCGACAATTCATAGAACGGTTCAACCTGAAAACGGCCTGCCTTGCAGAAGATTATCTGACATGGGATGAGCAGGTTCAGATCGTCGAAGACGAAATCGGAGTACATGTGGGGTTCAGATGATGACTAGGAAATTGATTATTTTGATTGCGATGATGATTATGGGTGCAGCAATGACCGGATGCGGTAACAGCATACTGAAGCGGGCTGACGCCTTCGATGATCCGACCCGCTTTCGTGTCGAGGCTGGTGGAAACAGTATTGGCGTCGCACTGGTAACCGATCGAGATACTGGAGTGCAATATCTCATGAACACACATAACGGTACTTTTGTGGTTCTGATCGACAAGGATGGAAAGCCCTACCTTGCGAATGGATGGAGGGACTATGACAATTGACTACGGGACGCTGCTTAAGATGCGGCGGGAGGATTTAGGTTATTCACAGGAGGATGTGGCTGCGATAGCGGATGTGCACCGTACTACAGTCATTAGAGCCGAATCAGGAAAGAGCATGACACTTGGAGTATTTCTGAGTATCTTACATGCTTTGAACCTGAGAATTGAGGTGATTACGGATGAGAATCACAAATGATACGATAGATTACAATGCTTTTAGAATAATCGACGAAAACACAATCCCTTGGGAAATGTATGAGCAAAATGATGATGCGGATCATCAGCGGATTATCACACTTGGCTATATCCGTGGAGTGATGGACATGGCGAATGCGATGAAGGAGGTGCTAAAGGCGTGAGTGACCAGAGAGCTAAAGCAGATGCCGGTAAGCCCCGGTTGTCATTGGTTCCAAGAGCAATTATCTGGGCGGTCGCCAGAATCCGGGAGTACGGTAATGCAAAATATCATGATCCGGATAACTGGAAAACCGTTGAAGTCGAAAGATACAGGGATGCAGCCTTCAGGCATTTTATGGCATACCTCGATGACCCGCAGGGAGTGGACGAAGAAAGCGGACTGCCGCATTTGTGGCATCTGGCATGCAATATCGCGTTTCTTTGTGAGATGGAATTCCCGGAACACGACGGACTGAATTTGTGATCTTGACGAGGAGAATTGTTAATGTGCGCGAACGAGAACGAAAAGAAAAAAGCATATCTTCGCAGGTATCTTGACTACAAGCAAAAGGAGAAGGAAATCCTGCTTGAGATCGAGGAACTTGAAAGCAGCTATATCCTTCCCTCAAAAGTGGTTGATGATATGCCGCATGGATCCGGAGGAGAAAGGGATCTTTCCGTTTTCGCGTCACAGTATGACCGGCTCCGCAGAAAGCTGATTCAGACGCTCAGGAAGAGCACTGCTTCGAGGACACGGATTGTTAAGGCTATTGAGAGTATGCCATGTGGTGAAGCGGAGAAGACCCTTTTGCGGTACCGGTATATCCTGGGCTACAAGTGGGAGAACATCGCGGACGCAATGGGATACGAAGAGCGCTGGACGCTTGAATTACACGGCCGCGCACTTCAAAAATTCGAAATTCCGAAAAGAGTGCATTAAAATGCAGTATGGGTCTGTGATATAGTATAAGCTGCCAGAGAGCAGGGAGGATAAGCCTTCCTGCTCTTTTCATACTTTTTCTTCAAACCCCTTATGACTCGGTGCCGGATGTCCGGCACCATGATTATTTCCGGGTTATGCCCGGTTTGCATAATGACGAAAGGAGGGCTGCAATGACAGAAAAACAGAAAAGGTTCAGTGACGAATACCTGATAGACTGCAATGGCACTCGTGCCTACAAGGCAGCCTATCCGAGCGTGAAAAAAGATACAGTGGCCGCAGTGAATGCGGGGAGACTGCTTAGAAACGCTAAGGTTCAGAAATACCTGTCTAAGCAGATGGAGCAGCTCCACAACGATCGAACCGCGGATCAGCAGGAGATTGTCGAGTACCTTACAAGCGTGCTGAGGGGAGAATCGCAGTCGGAGATCGTGGTGATTGAGGGGATAGGAGACGGATGCTCAGAAGCCAGGCGCGTGACTAAGCTTCCGGATGAGAAGGACCGGCTTAAGGCAGCGGAGCTGCTTGGTAAGCGATACGGCATGTGGACGGAAAAGGTTCAGGTCGGCGGCATGGATGAAGAGCAGTCGAAGC